GTGGCCGGTGATACCGTTGCCGTAGGGGGATTGGCAGCTGCATCGGCAACCGGCGCCGGGTTCGATGTGTCGGTGGGCGTGGTGGTCATCTGTGGACCCTTTCTGCTGGAGGAAGTGGTGCCGCGCGGGGCGGCGGCGAAGGCGCGGAAGGCGGAGACGGGGTCGGCCAGGTCGTCTGCCAGACCGGCTTTGAGCGCATCGGCCCCGCGAAACACTGACGCCTCTGTCGCCAGCGCTGCGGCGTGTGTCAGCCGGTCGCCACGACCGGCGGCGACGGTTTCCGCAAACAGGAACCGCACCACCTCCAGCTCGCGCTGCATCCTGTCGTGAACGGTGTCGGGCAGCGGCTGGTAGGGGTTGGCGTCGATCTTGTGCGCGCCCGCATGGATCAGGGTGACCGCGATGCCCTTCTGATCCAGCGCCCCGCTCATGTCGGTGTGCAGGGCCACCACGCCGATGCTGCCGACAGCGCCAGTACGGGGCAGGATGATCCGGTCGGCCTGGGAAGCCAGGACATAGCCAGCAGAGAGCGCGTGTTCGGCGACAAAGGCCTGGACAGGCTTCTGCGCCCGAGCCGCGCGGATGCGGTCCGCCAGATCGAAGGCCCCGGCGACCTCACCGCCAAAGCTGTCGATGTCGAGCGCGATGCCCCGCACGCCGGGATCGGCCAGCGCTGCGTGCAGTTGGGCCGCGATCCCCTCATAGGAGGTCAGGCCTGACGACTGTCCGATCCACGCGCCGCGATGCACCAGCGTTCCGGCGATTTCGATGACGGCAATGCCCTCAATCATGGCGAAGGGCTGGGTGCCATTGCGCTGATGACGCTGGGCAAGATCATTGCCAAGCAGCGAGGCGCGGGCGGGCCTGGTAGCGACGTCGATATCGCCAGCGGGCAGATCGACGCCATGTAAGGTGATCTCCTGCCCGGTGATGCGCGGACCCAACCCGGACAGGAACGCCAGCGCCTTTGCCGGGTCGACCATCAACGGCGTGTTGAAAGCGCGTTGAGCGATCTGGGCGTGGTGCATCATGCGCCCTCCTTGGGGCCGGGTTTTTCATCGGCGGTGTCGTCGGCCTCGTCGTCCTTTTCTGCGTTGGGATCCTCATCCGTCTTGCCGCTTTCGCCCGGCCCCTGCGCCGGGGATCCCGGGCGCCGGAAGTCGAGGCCCAGTGCCAGTTCGCGTTTTCGCTCGGCTGCGATTTCGCGGTCCACCTGTTCGGCGTCGTATCCCCGCTCCGCCAGCGCCTGCGTGCGGGATTTCAGACCCGCCTCGATCTGCAGGATCTCGGCCGAGGCATCCTTCATCGGGTCGATCCAGTCCCATTTGGTCGGCAACCAGGCGCAGGCCTGATATTGCCGCCGCTCGTTGTCATAACCCGGCACGTCCAGCGCGCCGGAGAGAACTGCGGTATCCATCCAGCGCACCCAGACGGCGCGGCAGAGCTGATAGACCAGCACACCATGCTGCCAGGCCGAGATGCGACGGCGGAATTCGATGAGGCTGATCCGCGTGTTCGAGAAGTTGCCCTTGGCGGTGTCGCCGGTCAGATAGCCATAGGGCACGCCCAGCGCGGCGGCGATCTGCAGCAGCGTGCGGTACTGGAATGGCTCATAGGTGCCGCCCGAATCCGGCGTGGCCGGGGTCGACACATCCTCGCCCGGATCGAGCCGCACCACCTGACCGGGTTCGACCTCCAGATCCTCCTCGGTTGGTTCCAGCGGGGTTTCCGGGGCGGGGGAGGTGATGAACATCGCGAACATCGCCGCGATCTTTTTGCGCTCAAGCTCTGCGTCATCGTAGAGGTCGAGGGTGAACAGTTTCACGATGGCGGCGGCAAACCGCGACACGCCGCGCAGCTGGCCCGCCTCGACCGGGTCGAGGACATGGATCACATCGCCAGCCTGAACGCGGACAGTTTCGCCCGCAAGGCCGGGGTCGGTCAGATCACCCGGATGGCGGCGCAGGAAGTGGTAGGCGACGCGGCGACCGATGCCGTCGAATTCGATGCCCTGCCGGATCAGCCCCGCGCCGGGCAGGGTGCGGTTCATGTCGATGGGCAGCATCTCAGTTGGCAGCATCTGCAATTGCAGCGGCACGGTCAGGCCATCCTCTGCCCGGCGCGGCCTGATGCGAATGAACACCTCACCCGACAGGAACACTTCGCGGGCGGCTCGGCGCTGCAGCCCGTAGAAATCCGTCAGTCCTTCCGCGTCGGCATCATCGGTCCAGGCCAGCCACAATGCTTGCAGCTCTTCCTTCCTGGCCGCATCCGCGATGGAACTGGACGGTTTAATCCCGTCGCCGACGACATTGCTGGCAAAGCTCTCCACCGCATTCGCGGCATAGCCGTTGTTCCGGACCAGCCAGCGGGCGCGGGCAGTGATCGTGTCGCCCGAGGCCGCGATCAGCGTGTTCACATGGGCGCGGCTGGCGCGGAACCCGCGCAGGCGGCGGTGGGCCAGTGCGGCATCGAACCCGCCGATGAGGCTTCCGATGCGCTGGCGGAATTCTCTGAGCGCCATCGTTCACAGCCCCTTCGTGGCGACCGTGCCCCAGCGGCGGCGGCGCGGGGTGCCGGATGTGGCTTTGGCGATCCGGATTTCTAGATCGGCAATGGCATTCGCCAGTTCCGCGTCCGACCCATAGTTGATCGATTTGCCGTCATAACTGACCGAGCGGACGCCCGCGTAACGCGCCTCCTGCAGTGCGGCCAGCAGGGCGCGCATCCGTTCCAGATCCATCTCAGTCCCTCATGAAGTTCGGTGTGTAGGCCCGGCGTTTGCGCCGTGGCGTGGCCGGTGTTCCCGCCTTGGGTGGGGCGGGCGTGACCGGTTCCGAGGCCGCTCCGTCGACAGCGGCCGGAGCGACGGGCGGACGGGTTTCCACCCCGGCCTGCGTCTCGAGCCGCTGCCAGGTCGCCTCGTTCCAGCGATCCGCGCCCATGATCCAGGCCGCCGCCCGCGCATAGACACGGGTGTCGAGGGCCTCATTGCGTTCGCGCATCTTCTGCCATTCGGGGTGCGCGTAGCCGCGCTTGTTGCGCACGGTGACCAGCTGTTCGGCCACCAGTTGCTTCAGCCATTCGGTGTCGATCCAGTCGGGCAAGTGCACCGTGCCGGGGGCATCGAGGACGCCCAGAGCCCGGTCCTCGTCTGAGGGCCGTTCCAGCCGCAGGAAGCGGTAGGTTTCTGTCTTGAAGGTGGCCGTGGCCACCGACCACAGCCGCGCGCCGCGCCGCAGACGTTTGCCGCCGATGGTGGCATCGACAAAGGTCGGCCCCGACACCGGCGTCGCACGGTTGAAGCCTTCGAGGCCCTTGATCGGCGCGACCTGCTCAAAACCCTGCTTGCGCGCCCACGCATAGACCGCCGGGGCCTCATAGCCGGTGTCGATGGCGAGCTTTCCGATCAGCATCACTGCGCCATTGGCGCAGGCCCATGTCCGACCGAGCAGGGCGGTGAGCTTGTCCCAGCACATCGGATCGTCCGGACCACCGGCAATGACGATATGATCGACGAGCCAGCTCTCGAGGCCTCGGCCCCAGGCCCATACATCGACTTCGATCCGGTCCTTCTGTACATCGACGCCAGCGGTCAGGAACAAGCCGCCTGCCGGGATTTGCACGCCGCCATAGGCCTCACGCCGCTCGGCCAGCCGCTGCCATTCCGGCGCATCGCCGCTCTCGACCCATGTCTCGCCCAGCAGGGTGTTGCGCGCGGCGCGCAGCATCTCCTCCGAGCCTTGCGCGGCCAGCCACTCGCGGGCGATCTGCTGCCAGCTTTTCCAGCCCAGCGGAGAATAGAGCGCCGAGATATGAAAGCCGATGGACTGCGGATCGGATGACACCGCCGTTGCCCGCCATTCGCCCCGCTCCAGCATCTGCGTCTTGTGATGCTCGGCGATGGCGGTCTCGCAGCCCGTGCAATGATAGGCAGCGGTGTCGGGCCGCCCCTTGCCCCAGCGCAGGCGTTCAAACTGCAGCCATTGCATATGGCCGCAATGCGGGCAGGGCACGAAATACCGGCGCTGGTCGCTGGCCTCAAACTCCCGTTCAATGCGTGACAATCCCCGGATCGTGGGCGTCGAGACCATGAACACCTTCCGCCGGTGCGAAAAGGTCGTGGTGCGCGCCTCGGCCAGCGTGACCGGGTCGCCTTCCTCGTCGGCGGAGGGTGGATAGGCATCGACCTCGTCGAGAAAGATATACCGGGCAGGCATCGAGCGCAGGCCCGTCGCCGAGTTGGCACCCGTCAGCACGAGGATGCCACCGGGAAACTCTTTTGAGAGCATCGAGTTGCCCGCGTCGCGTGACCGGGCCGGGTTCACCCGTTCGCGCAGCGCCGGGCTTTCCGCAATCAGCGGGTCCAACCGCCCGCGCGAGGTCCGCTTGGCCATCTCCACCGTCGGCAGCACCGCCAGCATCGGCCCCGGCGCATGATGGATGACAAATCCGATCCAGTTGTTGCCTGCCTCGGTCGCGCCGACCTGCGCGGCTTTCATGAAGCTCACGCGCTGCGCGTGGTGCCGAGGCGACAGCGCATCCATGATCTCGCGCAGGTAAGGCGCGCGGGCCGTGCGATACCGCCCCGGTTCAGCCGCAGCGCGCGACGACAGCCAGCGATGCGCATCCGCCCATTCCGACACCGTCAGGTCCGGGTCGGGGCGCATGCCGTTGCGCCAAACCCGCAGGATATCCTCGGCCCCGTCAAACCCGAGATCGAGGTCGGCTGTTAGGTCGACGTTGGCAATGTCGTCGTTATCCGAGGCTGACCCGGAGATCGGCGAGGGCGTCGAGTTGCGCTCTGACATGGGCTTCCAGCACCCTCTGCAGGATCGCGGCCTCGATCATCACCGGTTTGCCGGATTGCTTCTCCACCTCCGCTGCCACTTCGGCCGCCATCAGCGCTGCTACCCTGCTGGGCCAGGTCACCCAGGCATCGCGTTCCTGGCGCGCAAGGCGAAACACCAGCGTCTCGGCCCGGGCCCGGTCCACAAGCGTGCCCTTGCGCTTCTGGATTGCCAACTGCTTGTCCTGCGCCTGGTAGACCGTCAGCGCCGTGCGGGCTTTCAGGTAGGACGAGCTGTCTGCTGGCCCGGAAAACCCACTGTCGCCGCCGGTGCGACCGGTGCGACCGGTGCTGCGCCGCTGCTGGTCGGGGTCGGTCATGTCAGCGCGGCGCACATCGGACGCGGCGGCGTTGATCGACCCGTCACTGTAAACCACCAGCCGCCCTGCCTTGCGCGCCTTCTGGATCGCCCCGCGCGACAAACCAGAATGGGCGGAATACTCCCGCTCGGACATACCTTCCATGGCGCTTTGATTGCCTTCAAGATATTGGAATTAAACGGAAATGATCTGCTTATTCAGTTGATTACACTCCCGTGTCGAGCGATTCTGGGTCCAAGGAAACGATGCAACTCACCCCCGGAGACGACGCCATGACCGCAAAGACCGCCCCCGCCAAAGCCCCCAGCGACGCCCTGCTGCTGGAGATCGTGACGAAGCATTTCCACAGCATCGAGACGCTGGAGACCCGGAACAGCGACCGGCTGGACTTCCACGATGTCGCGGTCTGGGCGATCCGCGCCGCCTTGGCAGAGGCCTATGCCGCGGGCCACGCCGCCGCCGCGAAGCGCTGAAGGAGGGCAGGGACATGACCATGGCTACTACCACCATCCGCATCGACCATGCCGCCCTGCCGGATCCGCTGAACCTCAATGGCCCGGACTCTGCCGCCCGGATGATCGAGGCTGCGCTCCGCGACGAAGGCATCAAGGCCGAGGCATCGGACGTGATCTCGCATCTGAAGATCGAGCTGCCCACCACCCAGCTTGCCGCCGCCTGCGTCCTGCTGGCGAGCCTTCAGCTGATCTGAGGGGGCACCACCATGACCCTGTCCTTCAACTGCCTGCCCGAGGGCGAGACCCTCGCTGACCTGATCCGACGCGAATGCGCCATCGGGTTTGATTTGCGTTTCTGCCGAAGCGTTGCCGCGTCAGAGCACGACCGCGACACCGTGACCTGCGATCCGCCCGAGGCCGAGTTCGCCACGCTTTATGCCCTGACCGACCTCGGCGAGGCCATTGCCATCCACGATGCCAACCTGACCAGCGCTGGGGCCGATGAGGTCGCCGCTGTCGCGCGCGCGCTGTTCGTCGCGATGGTCAACGCTCGCCGCGATCCGCCCGACGCCGCCCAGCGCCACGAGGCGGAGCAGGCGGTGTTGATCGATCCGCATCGGATCGAATGATTATAAAGCCATGAAATTGCTCCGATTTGCCTACGACAATCGCCCGACCCGAGCGATGGTTGTCACAGAAAAACGATGCAACTCACTCCAAGGAACCACGCCATGACCCGCCTCAACCAGATCACCACACCCCGCCACCAGCTGCGCGCCGAGAAAGCCCGCCGGAACAAGGGTGAGACCGGTTCCGCCACCGGTTCAAGGAACCGGTCGAACGCGCTGAACGCCTTCATTGGCAAGAAAGCAGAAATCGACGAGATGCTCGCCCGCTTGGCGAGTCTCAGCGACGACCATTTCAACTGCCACCCCGACGAGATCATCTGGGGGCATGTCGGCACCCTCGAGCACTACGCAAGCCTCTTGAAGCGCATCACCGACAGCGCATTTGGCGAGGGTGAGTTCGCCGAGTGAGCCCCCGCCCTGTGCCTCGCCCGGCCCGCCACCATGGCGGGCTTGGTCTGGTAGGAGAATGCGCATTCCGCGCTGCTCGA